TTTAGTAAAATGATTTTTTAGAGCCAAATAACAACGATAAGCATCCACTGGCACCATTCACCTACCTTCTTTAGATTTATTCCTAATTGTAATATGATTACCTTCAATTGCAAACTCAAGTAGATCCCGATGACTCCACTCCAACTCCCCATACAATTCATTAAGTCTAGCCATATCTTGCCAGAGATCGGTTGGAGTTGGTTCACCCCAAAAAGGATTGTCGGCGGGATCTCTCATAATTCTATGCTAAAAGGTAATAGGGCGATTTTTTACCGGACTTTTTTTCCCGACTTTTTTGGAATTAAATCGGCAATTTCGCACGGGAAGTCCTCTTCATAAAGTTTAACTCCTGTGCGTCATACTTTATCTTCTCCTTTAACGGTTTAGAAATAAGTTTAGGTACTGATTCTAAATCAAGACTATTCTTATCACAAAAATAAACAATAGCATCAATATAATTCATATCAGCATTATGAAGCACAAGTTTTTCTATTTCTTCTGCAAAACGTGTAGAACAAAAGAATTTGCTCTCCATTACCTTCTCTAGTTCATCCTTCTTTGGCATTATCTGACCCAGTATTGTTAGATACAAATTCTTTAATATACCTCACTAATAATTTAATATAATCCCCTTTGTTTCTTTTGTCAAATACCTTAACCTCACCACCAGGAGTTACCATAATGGTTATAAGTTTCTTAACAGGGATTTCAGTGAGTTCATAGTAAGCAGCTGCATAAAAGGTTTCCTGAACAAAATAATTCTCCAACCACTTCTCAGGTTTAATCTTCTCAGATGTTTTAAAATCTATTACCGCTAACTCTCCTTCATACTCCGCAATACAATCAACTCTCCCAGCAAGACCAAGGTATTCTGAGTATAAAGTCCTTTCTATAGCGTGTACATTATTTATCTTGTCCAGATATGGTTTGGCATGATGGAACATAAACTTAGTTACAGGTCTAAACTGCTCCCAATCTATCTCATCATTCCTCATATAAACTTCTACTGCTTCATGAAAATCAGTTCCACGAGTAGTTGCTTTCTTAGTAATACGATTTGCTTCCTCAATACCAATTCGCTTACGCCAATCAATAAAAATCTGCCTATTATAGAAAGAAGTCACTGAAGTAATGGATGGAACCCATTGACCATCAGGAAGATGGTAAAGTCTACATCCAGGAGTGTCTTTCTTTTCTAATTCAAGGTCACCTAAAAAATTACAATGATCAAAGGTCATAAACCCATTTCCAATTTAGCAAGAAGATATTCTTTGACTAATCCAGAGCGAACGATATCTTCAACTCCGAATTCAACAATATCTAGTGATGACATTATACGAAGAATTTTCATAAAATCAATAATCCCATTCTTCTCATTCGTTTTTACTAAGTCTGTTTGAGTTGCATCTCCACAGAACATAATTTTAGAATCAGCACCAACTCTTGTCATTATACTATCAAGTTCATGATAATTCAAGTTTTGGAATTCATCTACAAGAATAATTGCTTTATCAAAAGTTGTACCACGAATAAAAGATGTACTTAAGAAATCAATTGTTCCCTGTGATTTAAGATTACCATAAAGCATTTCAAACTCTGCTTCCGTTGGTAACTCAAACATATACTTTACCATATCCTTGTAAGGTATTTGATAAAGATAGGACTTATCTTCATGATCACCAGGAAGGAAGCCAATTTCCCTAGTAGCAACAAGAGACCTAACAATATATATTTTCTCGTAAGGAGTGTTTTGGTCCAAGACATCTCTGAGTGCGTTATAGAGTGTAATAAATGTTTTACCCGTACCAGCACAACCATAGGCAACAAGATTTTTATTCTCTGCATAAGCATTGAATAAAATTTGCTGATTATCTGTGAGAGGTTCAATATCTCTCATCAAATCCGTATTAAGAGGTTTCTTTCTTTTCATCTGCTTGGCCGTTAATCCGACACCGATTGGTTGCTCTGTTTTTTTCTTTCTTGGCATACCTAACTATAATCCCTGTTTTTGCGTACAGCAGCACCAGGTTGCTTAGATGCCCTATCTAGTATCTCATTCCACCCATTGGAATTTGCTTCACCTTTAGCAAACATATCACCCACTTCTCCGACTCCAGCAACACCCTTAGACCAGTCCTTATCCCAATCAGGATTCTCTTTACGCCACTCATCGTAGGCTTTCATAGTCATGGAGAGTTCTTTCTTCTCTTTAGTTTTTAGATTAATAATAGGGTATGTGGGCAAGGTTTTTCCTCCAAATTTTTTCAATTATAATTATAAATTATTTAGACCCACTCAAGTGCTTCAGAGACTGTTGGGAACTGTTGAACAAAAATAGATCGAACTTCAGATACAAGATCTATATGTTCCTTCTGAGTTCCATGTGCAGATCGTAAATTTATATAATGAATCCAAGAACGACATGAACCAGTCATATACAAACGTGTAGGAGTAGCAAGGGGAAGTACAAATCTAGCACACTCCTTTGCTATACCAGCATGAAGCATACCCTTATAAAGATCAATAGACTTATCAAAATGGGATTTCATTTCCCTATTAAATCTCTCAACCACTTCAGGATCTACATCATCAATACTATTCTGTCTATTCTTAGTATCCTGACGACGTAATTCTGGTAAAGGAATATCTTCCCTAATAAAAGATACATCTGCATATCTCTGAGAGAACTCTTGATATGTAAATGATCTATGTCTTAAAATCTGTGCTGCTAATCCTCTAGTTGTCTCAATCTCAACAGTCATAAATGCCTGTTCAAAGACACTCCAATGCCCATGATTAATACAGTACTTTAATAGACCAGCAAACTTTTCATTGTCCTGATTCTTTGGATTAGAAACTCTAGCAATATAAGCTATAGTCTTCTCCGCATCAGGGGTAACACTTACTAATTTAACATTCATTTTACAGGATACTCCCTCCCTTCAAGATCAAAATAACTTTGGTAATCCATCTTACCTTCTCTTTCATCTAATACCTCATTAATAAGTATCTTCATTTCCTTAACATAAGTATCAGTAAAGAGACGACGAGGTTTAACCATCATTGGTTTAAATTCCTGCTTACCAGTTACTTTAATATTAGGATCAGCAGGACCACTCATTCCTTGAGTGTCCATTTTTGAATGTGATTCTGGTTTACACATAATTAATCTGCATATCCATCATCATCGTCATACATTTCATCATAAGAAGTTTCTGGTGAAGAAAATGCAGATGAATTTCGATAAGATTCTACATCAGAATAAACTTCCGATTCTAGAACATTCACCAACGACTTAAGATTCCTAACGACAAGTTTTAATTTCTCTTTATCCATAAGATTCCTTTTCCATCTAATTATAGTACAAAAAAAGCAGGTTGTCTAGCAACCTGCTCCACAGTCTAATTCAAGTAAGATGTTCTCACTCTAAGCACAAACAGTTTTAGTCTCTTCATGCTTAATTCCCCTGTAGACTTCTTCAAGTTGAACTCTCTGGCAAGTCCCAGTGGTAGGATGGAGGTTTGAATAAGAATTCCCACGATAAGTGAGAGTCTTAGCAATTACAGCACCATCTCTGTGATCTGTGGTGTATGGTACACCGCGATAAGTTAAAGTCATTGGATTACTCCTAAAGTAGTTGGGTTTTTAATCCGTTCCTTTAGTCGGCTTTTGCGTCTCCCTTTCGGGGGATGAACGATCCGTTCCGAGTCGGCTTACTTGCGTCTCCTTTATAGAGATGAACGATGTGTTAATATTAACACATATACTCTATATAGTCAAATTGATTAATATAATGTAATATAATTTTATATTATCTAAATCTTTCCGCAATATTTGCAGCATGATCATCCATTTTAATCAATTTATATCTCCAAACTCTTTCTAATAAACTAACAGAACGACCTAATTTCATCCTACAACAAATTTCTACTAACCTTAACCGATCATCTCTTTCAAGCACTATCTTCTACTTTATACGGACACAATAAAGACTCAGCAAGTTGCCGTGCTTGTAAATTAGCATCACATAATTTCTTCATCCAAATTCTCTCATCCAAACTAACAGTATCATTGGCAATGATACGACAACAAATATCAGTAAGTTCTAATCTATACTTGGTACTTAACATTTTTTTAAAAGGCATTAATAACTAATGGTAAAAGATAATGTTCCGCTTGTTGAATTGCTCTCTGTAACGAATCAATATTATCACCTGGAAGAATGGGTACGATTTGTTGTTTAATTATTCCACCAGAATCCAATTCTGCCGTGACAAAATGAACAGTACATCCAGTTTCATCATCTCCAGATTCTAACGCCTGTTCTACTGCATGTAAACCTTTATACTTAGGAAGCAATGAAGGATGAAGATTTATTACTTTTCCTACAAATGCTTCACAAAACTTCTTGGAAACAATTCTCATCCATCCTGCCATCACAATAAGATCTACTTGATGAGCCTCAAAGATTGTAATAATATCACCCTCATCCTTACTAGCAATTCGAACAGATCTAATACCCAATCGCTCCGCCCTCTTCTGAGCACCACATTTCTTCTTATTGTACACCATCAGCACAATATCATGATCTGGACAAGAATGAACGATGTTTTCGAAATTTGTTCCTTCTCCGGAACACATAACACCTATTCTCATTTCAATGGCTTTCCATGCTTATCCACCAAACCCATTTTTTTTATCTGACTAAAATTCGATTTCTGATTCTTCTTAATCTTCTTATATTCTTTAATAAGTTTATCTATTTCATTTTTAGATACATTAACTTTTAATTCTTTTTCATCTTCCTTTTCAACAAAACCAAGACCTTGCTTCTCAGTATCTTCTTTATGTTCTACGTATTCATTTATATCATCTTGAATTTCATCACGGATGAGTGCATCTATCTGAGCCCTTAATAGATCATCGTTATGTTTCATCCCTTCCTCCTTTTCTTTTTTTCTGGTGATTTATATCCCCAAGTAACAGGACTCACTGTACCAAATCCATAATCAATCTTCTTTACATTCTTATACTTGTCATAATAAAAATCAAAAATATTTGACATCTTACTAGAACGAGCAACATCTAAACATTCAGTTCCATCACAGTCATAATAAACATTAAAAGCATCTGTAGGATATTTCTTCTCCTTTGATTTTTCTAAAGTTGTCTTCTCTTGGAGAATTTCGCAAGAATATGCAGAAGGATCAAACTCAACCTCTTCTTTTTTCTGTTCTTCAGCCACTTGTTTTTCTGTTTTAGTTTTAGTAGTCATGACCTGCCGCCCCAAGAAATATCAGGATATGCCTTTGCTACATGATCTTTAGTTATCTTATACTTATCTCCCATTTTCTTATCTTTAACAAGAATCAATAACTCTGCCTCTTTTGGATGAAGACCCTGAAGCATATTAATAAACATCATCTCGCGACGAGCAGTAGTAAGTTTATCATTCCCACCTCGAATAAAATTATAGAAATTTATATATTCATGTCTAATAGATGTTTTATTCCTACCATCCAAGTCCTGTCCGGTCGCTGACTCCCCTCCCTGTGCCTCTCTAGCAAGGTTGTCTGATAGAGTACCAGCAAATGTAGTCTGAGCATTTGTCTCACCGTAGGGAACAGGTCCCTCAGGTAGCATACTCAGTACAGTTTCGTCAAAATTCCATATGGCCATAGCCTTAATAGAATCGTGTTCATATTTTTTTAATACCTCTACCTTTTTTGCAGCACTACGTTGATTAGATGCTGCTTCAAATACCTCAAATACAAATGGATTAAGAGGTAATTCTGGGATAGGTGTTACCTTCCTAGTCTTCTTCGTCGTCGGTGTCTTCGTCATAATTGTTTTCAAATCGAACTGCTACTATTTCATCAGGTACTACGTTACCATGTTCATCAAACATCTCTGGATGCGTATAGGCGGCTACGTATGCTGTTTCATAAGAATGTTGTCTTGCCATCCATCCTATCATACCTCCTACTAAAAGTGCAAGGAACGACACAACTGTCGTTAAAGTCAAAGTTACTATAGTAGTTTCCATGATACTCCTCCCAGAGATTTTATTTTTTTCTTATGTCCAAGTAAAAATTTAAATGAAAAACAATCTCAGTATTCCACAAAGCAATAAGTTTTCCAACTTTCACTTGAAAGGTCTTTGGTCTTTCTACTTTCCTCCTATTACGTAACAATAATTCGACTCCTCTATTCATCTGAATGGAGTCGTTTTTATTTAGAGGTCTTTTTCCTTCTTCCAGGTCTCCTGTCATAACTATACCTTACGGCATCCTCAAGAATACGATGTAAATAATTTTTTATCTTTCTTGCCTGAGGTTTGGGGATGTGATGATATGCCTCACGCAATTGTTTATGATTATTATCCTTACCACCTCTAATATATTCCTCCAATTCCAATACAACATCTGCAAGTTCCTTAGCAGTGGAACTATCGATAAAAGAATCCACCTCCACCTTAGTGGTCTTACGATACTTCAGAAATTCATAAAACTTGAGTTGAAAATTTCCTCTAGTAAACGCTAAGTCAATAGCATGTTCCACCAAATCATAAACGCTTTCGAAATCGTCTTTCATTAGACCAAACTCTTCTCCTTGAGATATTGAACTGTTTCTGTGCAACCACCCAAATTAGTTCCATTAAGTACTACTTGGGGAAATGTGGACCCTTCTCCGAATTGTCCGTAAAAACTTTTCTTATCAAAGTCTTTACCTAATTTATAATTTACATAATTTAGACTAGCTAACTCCATAACTTTTTGGATCTTGGTGCAATAAGGGCAACCATCTCGTGAATAAATTGTGAAGTTCATATTTTCGTGTTAAAAAATTTATTTAGTGTTTATATCGTATTCAATTAAAACTTTTTTACTAGTTCTCCCACTCTGATCTAATGTTGTAGAAAAATGTATTTTTCCATTTAGATCTTCTGCGATGCTTTGAAGCATTTCTTTATAGTCATCTGGTAATTCAGTCATTTTGTTTAAGAGCTAACCCTAAAAGATAAACAGGGATGACAGCGACTATGCCACCCAATATAACAAATCCCATCTCAGTAATAACACTATCCATCATCCTTTTTCTCCTTTTTCATAATACGATCATACTCTTCAGCAGAATCAAGGAATGCCTTTTTACATTCTTCAACACCCCACTTAGGATCATCGAATACACTCTCTTCCGGTTCTAAATTTCCATGCATTACGTTTTTCTCCTTGGTACTTTAATAGTCCATGATGGTGATACTAAATCTACCATCTCAAACTCTTTCATAGCCTTTTCCCTTCGGTTTAATTCATCTTCCCGTCCAGGTTCAGGTGCTATCTGTCCATACTGAGGAAGCATCTCTTGATTATCTGCAATCTCCCAGATCATCATATCTGTTTGCTCAAATAATGAATCAAACGTCATTCTGGTTCGCAATTCACTTGCAGTTTCCTGTATCTCATCATCATTCAATTGTATATCTGCATAAGAGGATATTGTATTAAGAAACTTCACACGATCCTTAACCAACTCATTAAGATTTATACTAATCCAGCAATCATTAGAAATTGTCATCGGTTCATCCATAATTCAATTAAAGTTATTTCAACATAGGTTAAAGTCAGTGCTACTGTAATGAGTCCTGTCCACCAAATAATATAGTCCATATTAGTATTACGCAAATTGTCTCAACTTAGTTAGGATGTATTTGTATGCTTCTACTATATCACCTTCATCCTTTCTGAACAAGTCCTTATCAAATCTTTCTCTCGTATCTTTTTTCCAGAGTCGCATATTGTCAGGTGATAATTCATCGGCAAGATACAAATCACCATGAACATCATAACCAAACTCCAATTTAAAATCAACTAGATCAATACCCATAAGCAAGAACAATTGCTGTAAGACACCATTAATCTCTAATGCTCTCTCAGTAAGAGGTTTAGTATCAACTCCCATTAACCTTACACGATCAGGAGTCAATAAAGGATCATTCTTACTATCATCCTTTAAAAAGAACTCAACAATTGGTGGTTGAATAAGAGTACCTTCATGAAGATGAGTGGTCTTAACAATAGAACCTGCAGCAATATTCCTAACAATAACTTCTACAGGTGCAATAGTAAGTTTTTTACAAATCAAAGAATCAAGACCATCAAGTTGTAAAAAATGAGATCTAATACCATACGATGCTAACTTCTCAAAAAGTAATGCTGAAATCAAACAACAAGTAGCACCCTTATCTTTTGGATACTCTGCACGTTGTCCGTTCCATGCAGTCACTTTATCATGAAATACAATCTTGACCTTCTCTGCATCACCATCAACATCATAGACAGTCTTTACTTTTCCTTTAAGAATTTCATTCATTACCTTCTTCCCCAAATTACTAAAGAACGTCTTACTCCCTTTGTGACTGCATTTACTCTATGCCGAAACAATGAGGGGAATATAATCATATCACCTTGATTCTCTTCTACCTTAAACGACTTTCCATTATCTATATTCTCAAACTCCAATTGCCCACCTTCATAGTCATTGGGATTAGATAAAAATAAAGAAGCAGAGACATCTCTATCCAATGATGGATCATCTATACAGTCCCAATGATAATGGTAATACATTCCTTCCTTATATTCCGCATATTGTGGAGATTCAATTTGATTAATAGGAAACAAAAGATGTTGGGCACAAGCTTCCAAATAGGATCTTATCACAACCGTTAAAATTTTATCAATTACAGGATCCTCACCTCTTTCAAAAAAGGTATTTACTGATTTCCTATGATCCGTCACTTCAAATAATTTCTCTTCAGATTCAACAACAGATTTCTCACATCTAGATGAACCAAAATCAGACAGAATCTTACACTCCTCTGGAGTTAAAATGCTACGACCAAATATAGTACGAGGTAACATTATGTTCTACCATCACCTGCTCGGTTCTGTAAGGGACTACCTGGACCAAACCCCTCCTTCCATTGATTCTTCTCATAATCAAAATTAGAATGTGGTTCTGCAGAAACTACAGGGTTCTTAGTGTTATTTGTCAAACTAATAAACTTATCTGCTGCAAATGTACCACCAATATTAACAGAGATCTCATCTCCATCATTCCATACAGGATCTCCATTCTTCTTACGCATATCCAGAGCCTTCTCTAGATCATCAATAATCTTTTGTGTGATCTTCATTATTTTTTATTCAGTGGCCAGATTAAATGTTTTTGATTGTTTAAACATACATCTATGTAGGTTTATGGTGCTTCATACCATCATGATTACCATCATTGGGCAACTTACCATATACCAGATATTCTACACATTGAAGAGATCCTTCTACCCTAGCCAACTGCAATTCTACTTTTCTCTCTTCTTCTAATAAACTTGGGATCTCTACCTCTCGAAGCTCTCTTAACCTCTCCTGAAGTTCAGGAATTCTTTTCTGAAAACGATTTACTAATTGCTCATTACTTTCAGTTGGTTTCATGTCTTACTTCGTGTTTGCTTAAATATTTTATCATACTTTCCAAAGTGTGCAAGTCAGTACCCACTTGACGTAATAACAAATAACATCTCTTACATACAAGACCTCTAGGAGCATTTGTTTTAGGATCACGGTCTACCTTAAAGGAATTATATTTTCTACCCTCTTGTAGGGTCTCACAGACGGCACAACGATTGTTCTGGTGAGCAATCATCATACTATAGTCAGTAAACTTTACCCGTATCTTTCTATTTGTAACAACTCTTTTTACAGTACACTCCTTACACTCATAAGAATAAGAAGATGGTAACTTATCGTTCTTTCTAGTTCTGTAGTATCCATCTATAAGATTCTTCTCTTCCCCACACGACCTACACTTCCTTTCTTGAAGTAAAAGATGTCCTAACTCTAATTGATCATCTAGATTCATAGACATTTTATCCAGTTCTTGTTATACTATTTAATAAATATTTACAAATAACTTAACAGAAAAATGGGATGCTGTTCTTGGCGCAAATCTAGAATGACACACGAAGACCATCAGGCATGGCGATTGAAGATGCTGAAGATGTGGAAGGACCGCATGGAAGAAAGAATGGCGGGGATAGATGCTTCTATAGAGAAACTAGAAGAACATATTGCTAGAGATAAAAAAGACACCCCCGAAGAGGTGCCTGAAGAAAATGTAGAAGGACGTGTTTAATCATTTCACCAATCCTTTCTTTACAAAATCTTTCCAGTTCTCATCATGAACTACAGAAAACTTTTTACCTAATTCAATCATAATTTTTTTAGGATATGCTTTACCTTGCCTTTTACCAGACGCATCCTTGGGTCCAGTATGAAGATATGAAGGTCTCATAACAAAGATAGCCTTTGCTGTATCTGTCTCTACCTTACCATTAGCATACTTTGGCATAATACGAATATCACCAGGAGCTGCTGCGGTTGGTGCTGATTTTCTAAACTGTGGGAAAAGTTCTATTCCACTATTTTTTAATCTTCTATAACCATCCTGACTTATTT